ATACCCAAAAGGATCCCCAACCTTTGGATTGAGGATTCCTGGATTTGGTATATGAGGTTTGAGAAAATTACTCATCAGAAAAAAGAAGCATTCACACTCATAACTTTTGCATTGGGATTACGTGCCAATGCAACTTGACGTGCTTCTTGATAATCACGGGCATGAACGGTTTCAGTAAAAACTTGACCAGCAACGTAGAGTTTGACTTGACACTTCATGGTGGTGTTCCTTTGATTACTTTAGTATTATAGCAGAGTTGGAGTGGTGTGGGGGCAGAGTGTGCCAGTTCAGCAGGTGGTCAGTGCTTCTAGTTTATCTCCTGCCTTCTTCCAAATTTCACGATAAATTGCATTAGGATCAGGAATAATAGAAGTATCAATCACACTGCTAATACCATCATAGATCATATAAACATCCTGTGGTTTTACACTGAATGAAATACGTGCAGAGTTATTACGGAATGGTTTGCGATAGAAAACACTAGTATCTACCACTGCAATGCGAGCACAAATTGGATCAATTAAAATATAAGAATGTGCTTTAGATTCAAACTGAGATGCACCACTAGCAGTCTTTTTAATATCCCATTGTTTAGAATAAAACAGAGCTTTCTTGTCCTTACGTGGCAAAAACCCATTTCCTTGCGTTTTCACGTCAGTCAGGTGCTCTAGGGCATACAGACCATCGGGATCGTTGAAATCTTCTTTCTTGTTAGGTTTCAGGTCAATGTGCTGCCCTACGATGTCAATGAAACCATATTCTATTGTTTCACCACGGGCAAAACAGTCAATTCCATGTGCAGAAGGATACTCTAGGGCAACCATCTTCGCCTGATTGCAGAAATTTTGGTAAATGGCATCAGGAAGAGAACGAAGTTCCTGAACCAGTTCGATGGTGGTTTTCATAATTTAGTAATTAGTTTTTACAACTTTTAGAGACTTATCAAGAATAAAATAAGACATCTTACGATTACTATCATCTAATCCACTGTCCCATGAACCAGTTTTATCAATAGTTACAGCAACTAAACCTGGAAAATATTCAGCAATGTAATCATAATTATAGTGTCGATTAATTAATTTTCCTGCAATTCTCAACCAAGATCTAAGATCTAAAATTCCATGATCCCAACATCCATTCCAAATATCATTTTCACTATCATGATCAAAAGTTGGATTCTCTACCTCATTAAGAATTTGATTAATACAATTGTTTAGAATATTAATTGTAGTAGTAATTTCAGTTTTATTTTTAGAATAAAAGATTTCATTCCATTTTGGAATAGTAATAGTTGATGACATAGTTAAAATCAACGACGGATAACGGAGATGGCAGGTTGACCCTGCTTAAACACGGTGTCTACAACTGCCTGAACGGACTTGGCAGTGCTGATACCCACTTTATCATAGACAGGAACACAGACCAGTCCAAAGGTCTTCTGAGTGCCACCCAGACGGATGACGCGACCGATTGACTGAGAGATTCCGATGTAGTCCATGTTACGCATGAATAGGACTGCTTCCAGACCACTGACGTTGATGCCTTCAGACAGAATGCTGTGGTGAATCACAACAAACTTTTTGTTAGGATCCTTACCCCAAGCATTCAGAGTGTCAAAGAATACCTCACGATTGACTTTCTGACCATCAATAATGGCACCAGTCTTGGAAGTAATATAGAGGCAGGAATAACCACGTTCTGCCAACTGAATACGGAAGTCAGACTCACTCAGCAGTTTGATAATCTGCTTAGTAGAACGTGCGGCAATCAGAATCTTATTCAGAGAGTTTTCGTCAATCGTATCCAAAAGATTCTGGCAATCACGATCGGCAATCATCTGCTTATCCTGAACCATATCCAGTTGCTTGACAACAACCTTGGGAGGAAGAATATAACCTTCTTCTACCAACTTAGGTGCAGGAACATTACAGATGACTTTACCGTAGACCTCAACATCATTCATACCTGGTTTGAAAACAGTGACAGAATGCTTAGGAGTAGCAGTGAAGAAGTAACACCGATTAGAGTCAGCAGCAAAGTGCTCCGTAGCAGGGAAAAAGTTACGTTGAACTGAGTTATGTGCTTCATCAAAGTAAATGGTGTTGACTTCAATATCTGCATCAATCAGACGATGCAGAGAATGATAAGTGGTGAAGATAATAACATTCTCACCAGCAGTACGTGCAGTGTTAGCAAACAAATGAATCTTTGAAGGATTAGTGCTGCTGAAGTGATGAGTCTCACCACTATGAACGTGCATAATGTGAGTGTGAGAAGTATCAATCAACTCAAGAAACTCACTGCAAAGTTGTTCTGCAAGAAGAATACGTGGAGCAACAACAACAAAAGTCTGACCTTGATTGGACATTTCCATGTTAGTGATTGCATCTTCAATCATGCAAATGGTCTTGCCACCACCAGTCGGGATGACAACCTTACCTTTATTGTTATCCCACATCGCATTGACTGCTTCTTTCTGATGGGGACGCAAGGTAATGGTCAAGTGCTCTCCTGTTCGGTATGAAGTTATTATAGCAGAAAACCGTCCCCAGTGCGACCTGGTAGACGGTTCTTAAAGTGTCTTATAAAAGCTTAGTCTCTCATCTCCAACCCAGACAAAGGTAGTCTACAGGGTTTTTAGAGTCTTGTCAAGTATCTCCTTTTGATTTGCATCCAAAAAATGATGTAATAGCATATCTTCCCCACCCATCATAGTAATCACTATTTTTTATAGAGACTTTTTTAACCCCATGTTCAACCCATCCAGGCATTATGATCATAGAGTTATTCTTACATTCATATTCATAATCATATTTTGGAAATATTAATTCTCCACCACTAAACTTCTTTGGTTCCTTATAAAAATATGAGAATGCAAGAAACTGCATAGAACTATCAGTATGTGGATCATAATGTTCATCATCATGATAATATCTAATTTTTGTAATATCCCAATTGGATAAACTTGCAATAGAACAACAATCACTAATACCTGCAAATACGTTTATAATTTCTTCCTTGAATAATTTTCGATTTACTGTTAAAATATTTGATATATTTCTATAATTTACTCCTTCCCGTTTAGAGTAGTCATTGTATAAACTATCTAAAAGTATTGCATGAGAATTTGTTCTATCAATAATTCCACCATAATCCTTTGCTTCTAAAAGTTTTCCGGGTTTTGTATAATATTTTAATTCTTCCCAGATTAACTCCAATTCTTCTTCATTATAAAAATTTTCTATAATTAAATGTGGAAATGGGTATTCAAATACCGTTGCCGTCAAAGTTTCATTTTTCATATCAAAAATTTAAATTTATTTATTGAACTCCAGTTCCTGCTGATTGAGATCCATAAACATTACCGGTAATGGTTGGAAGTGTTATTCCATTTGATGTTGTAATTGAATATCCATTAATTCCTCCTTCCCTTCTAGTAAATCCTGGGGCTTTACCTCCATCTCCACCTTGTGTTGCTGACCCATTAGATGCTCCTCTATTTCTTCCTGCTGCTCCAAAAGTTCCATATGTGGCACCTCCACCACCTCCACCACCTCCAATAGCTCCTTCTTCTGTTGCACCATCTCCACCATTGCCACCATCAAATGTAGATCCATTTTCTCTGCCATTACCATATCTACCAGCAGTTCCGAATGGTATTCCAGCTCCACCACCTCCACCAGCTCCGGTGGTATCTTCTTCTCCCTCTATATCACCAGATCCTCCGGCACCTCCACCACCTCCACCTTGTACTATGCCACCATCTTGGACATTTATTGAATTGACTTGATACTGAAGTCCGATTGCACTTGTTCCATTTCCTCCATCCGTATGATTTTCTCTTCCCTCACCAGCACCCGCACCACCATTGCCACCGGCACCAGAAACAACTGCCTCATAACCAATTTCAATATTTAAATCTGTTCCACTATTCCAACCAGCACCTGTCCTTAAAGCGCATGATTCTCTTGCACCTTGAACACTCCCAAGTGTACTTGAAACATGAATGATTACTTTTGTTCCACTACTATTTGCCGGTTTATCTCTAAACTCTCCAATCACAGTAACTTCTGTATCACTATTATATCTCAATCTTGCCTCATCAGGTCGATTTTCATCAGTTGAATAATGAACAACAACATTTAATTTTTTACCATAAAAATCACTAAATCTAATCTGTCCAGATGACGGTATACCATTATCTAATGGTATATTAGTCATATCCCCAATGTTTTGAGATACTCTATAAGAACCTAGTTTGCTGTTAGTTGATTCTCCAAATTCATTTCTAATATTTGTAAATGTAATTTGACCCGATGATTGTAGTGCCATAACTTTATGCTACAGTTGCAATACCTACCCAAGAAGTCCCATTATAAAGTTCTAATCTTTGATTTGTTACATTATAAATTAATGCACCTTCAGTGAGAGTAATTGAAAAATCATCTCTTTCTGTCGTACTGACTTTTGGTGGAATTATAAATCTTTTTTGTACAACACCAGCATTTTCAAAATCTACAGCAGAATTTGGTGCTGTTGTACCAACTCCAATATTTGCACCAAAAATAGCATCATCAGTATCAACATTTAATGAAGTAAACGTTGCAGTAGCACTGGTCACATCATTAAAAGATGATGTTCCACTCAATGCAGTTACATTTCCAGTTACATCTCCAGTTACATTTCCAGTAAATGATCCTGAAGTTAAAATTAGATTTCCATCTAGAGTTATATTAGAATTAAAGTATGCATTACCACTAAATGTTGATATTCCTTGAACACTTAGTTTATGTGATGGATTTGTAATACCAATACCAAGATTTCCATTACGAGTAAGTGTCATTAATGGATTATTGGACCCACGTAACCACATAAAATAGTTGTTTACTCCATTATTATCAATATATGAATTAAAGTTTCCATTTCCTTGATTTATAATGTCCAAAGAATCGGAAGAACTGTATACATATGTCCCAGTAACATTTCCAAATTTTATTAAAGCATTATTATTATTCGTATCTGTATATGATGTACTTCTTCCAATTGCAATTATTGACTCATTTTGGTCACTTGTGATCTTTAAAATTGATTTGTCACTTCTACGTATATGTTGCTCATAAGTTGTATCATCAGTTCCAATACCAATAGAATCTGATGCAGTAATGCTCGGAGAAGATATAGTTGAAGAATTATCAATATTTGTAGTTTCTAATGTAGATATAGTTGCGATACCACTAATATTGATATTAGCACTAGTTATATTTCCACTATTATTGATATTTGAAGAAGTTACATCATCAACTGTGATAATTGGATTGCCGGTTAATCCTGTCGCATCTCCGTTCAAATCCCCATTAAATGTAGTTGCAGTAATATCAGTAACAGAAATAATTTCTGGCAATCTCGCATTATCAATAGTTCCGGTTAAGTTTGCTGCATCTAATGATCCATTAAATGTAGTTGCAGTAACTAAACCAGTGACATTTACATCACCATAAACACTAAATTCTGGATCTGATGCACCAGGACTTATTGTTGTATTAATGCCAAGTTTTGATGTGGTATGAAATCCTACACCACCATTATCGGTAATAAATGTTGTGCGAGCATATCCAATTATATTATCAACTAATTCTGAACTTCCTACCTGTAATTGTGCAACTGTAAGAGCAGCACCAATTTGTGCATTATTTGCAGACACATAATCAAGAGTTGTATCACCAATAACTTCTAAATTTTGTGTTAGATATGCATTTGATGCAGTTACTAGACCTGTTACTCTACTATCACCATAAACATTTAAAAGATAGTCGGAAGGGACAGACGTTCCAATTCCGACCAAACCATTAGAATTAATTACAAAATTATCATTATCAACTTGAAGTCCAGATCTAAAATTAAATGACTTTCTAATATTTGCCATTATTATAAGCTTTAGAGTTATTTATCGGATAATTTTTGCTCAAGGTTTTCTACCTTATTGGTAAGTTCTTTAATTGCTTCAACTAGCAGTGGAACCAGTTTCTCATATCGAACTGCCTTATATCCATTATCTCTCGTTGTGACAATTCCTGGAAGTCCCAGAGATTCAACTTCTTGTGCAATAACACCAGTATCACTTCCTTCTTTATTGGAGTTACTATTCCAATCAAAAGTATTACCACTAATAGAAAGAACTTTAGAAAGAGGATCTTCAATTACTTCAATATTATCTTTTAGTCTTTCGTCGGAAGAGAAGAATGCGATAAGATCTCCAATAAATCTACCCTCTCCATCAACTTCAACATCACCAGCAAATGTATGAGTTCCTGTTCCATTTACATCTAAATTGCCAGAAACAACAACTACCCCGTTTGCTGAATTAAGTGCTAAATCTCCCGAAACTGTGTCAATTGTATTATCATCGGAAATTGCAATTTGAATATTGCCAAAGGTTCCACCAGCACCAATAAATCCACCTGTACCTGCATTAAAGTTTCCATTACCAATAATTTGACCAGATAGAGAAAAATCACCACCAACGTAAAAATCACCTCCGGTTGTTGTGATGCCACCACCGGATGCTAACTGAACAGCACCAACAACATCAAGATCGTTGGAAACATTAAGATCTCCACCAACATTAAGGTCACTGCCAATACCAATACCACCAGAAACTACAAGTGCTCCTGATGTTGGACTTGTGGAATCGGTTTCATTAGTGATTCTAACTTTATTTGTTGATTTTATTTCGCCATTGAATGTAACTGGTCCATCAAATTGTGAAAGAACTTGTCCAGAATCACCACCTTCAACAACTAATCTTTCTTTAATTGTAATCTCATCAAAAACTGCACTTAGTCTTGATGGATCTTCGCCAGTGATTGTTGGAATTGGAGTATCAAATGTTGTTTCTTCACCGGTCGCAGAAGATTTCTTCTGATTTCCAATAAAGAAGTCACCTTTATTATTCATACCAGTATAAACAACAATACCACAAGATCTTTCCTGTGCTTGTGATAAGAACTCTTCTCTTTCTGTGAGTGTTTTATC